AACATTCAGTACACGGAATTGCTGGGCTTCAACATCGGTGGTTTGGATTAGCCATATCGCGTTGGCATTGGGCGCTTCGCTAAATGCGCTGCTGACGTTAATTGTTGTGCCAGAGATGCTGCCAATGGTTTTGGTTTCCACCAAGCCGTTAGGCATCAGCACGGAAACCGTTGGGCTGTTGGACAAGTTGACGGTGAGGTTGGTGCTGCTATCAACGGTGATGGCAGTTGTGGTGGCAGAGCTGACGCGACCACTGCGGCGTGTACCAGCCTTCATCGGATCGGCAATGTCAATCACCATGCCGGGACGCAGGATGATGCCGCTGTCGATTGATACCGAGAAGGTGACGGTTTCTGTGAGGTTTTGTTCGCTCAGCAGCGCCCATTTGCCAGCCCGATGCGCTTGACCTTGGCTGTAGCAACCCAGCGCCTTGATGTCTTTGTTGATGATGCCGTATTTGGAAACGGCGTCTGCATCTTCAACGTATTCGTATTGAACTTCGCCAAGCGATTCGTAAGTCTGGTACGCAACAGTTGCGGTGGTGTGGCGGGCTTTTTGCGATGTGCCGCTGTAAACAAAAATGCCGTCAACGACGTTGCTTGGTCCCAGCAGATATTGCGAATCGCCGGGTTTGTCTTGTTGCAGCACTAGCGAACCAGCGCCGTAGTACGCGATGCCACGGAACAGGCTGGTCATTTCTTGGATAACGTTATAAACCTCGTCGCGGCTATTGATTAACAGGTTGCAGGAGAAACGAGGCTCCAAGCCGCCCTTGCCGTTATCAACTAGCTCGTTGCAATATTGGCTGATCGAGTAAAAGTCGTAGCGGTCAAGGCTGCTGGTAGGGACACTGGCGCCGTAGCGGGTGTTGGTCAGTAGATCCCACAGGCACCACGCTGGATCATTCGTCCATGTTGCTGCGGCAAACGTACCGTCCCAGACACCGGCGTAGGTGATGCGTCCCAGATGCGTGGTGGTATCAACCGTGGCGTTGCTTGGGATGGCAACTTTGATGCCACGAACCAGATATTTGCGGCTTGGGATGTTGTTGAACTGGCGGGAGTCAAAGCGCAGGAATGCAAGCGCGGAGTTTGGGTAACGGAATCGCTGGTCAATAATTTCGGTGTAGCTGTACCAGTACAGCTCGTTTTGCGTTCTGGCGGATGAGGCATCATCACTGGTACGAACTACTTTGATGTCAACGGGGAACGCGCCAGTCAGTTCAAAGATGTAATCGCGCTGGTAACGGCTGCTAGTTTTACCTGCAATCGTGTCAGTAACAACGGTATTAAATCCACCGCCATTGTATTGAGCTTTGATTTCTAGCGAAACGCTGGTGGCGAGGATGTCGCCGTTGGTCTGAAACTGTTGAAGGTTTGGTACAACAATGGTGACGCGGATTCGGTCAATGTTGTTATTGGCAATCGAGCGAGTTACAGGAAAGTCTTTGGTGACTTCAACGTTGACGATGTTCTCACTTTCGGTGCCAATGATGTCTGGAATAACCGCCTGATCTTGCGTGCCATTGCGGGTAACAACGGTGTAGCCAGTGAAGTTGGGACTGTCGTTGGAATCAACGATTGGAGTGCTATCGAGATAAATGCCCTTGGTGCCGTTTTCAATGCCTTGAATTTCGCCTTCACCGAGAAGGTCCAGCACATTGGCGTATTGGACAGATTGCAGCGAATCATCTGCCTCTGTTGGGGTTCGTTGTGCAGCACCACCACCAGCGCCTTTGCCACCTCCACCGCCGCCACCGCCTGCGCCAGCGATACCAAGACCAAGACCGGCATTGTGGACGCGAACGCCGTTGGCGATAAAGGTGTGATGACCTTCGACGGTCAGGTTGTAAACCGTGCCAGTGCAAAATTCGGTCTTGCCGACGATGGGGCGGAGGTGGCCGTTGTGATCAACGAGGCAGTCGTCAGAACCGAGCGTGTCGATTTCAACGAAGGCGTTGAACTGGTTTAGAACCCAGTGGTTTGGAGTGGCATCAAGATGCTGTCCGCCCCAGAGCGTGTAACGGATAACGCGCTCGTTTTCGTGTTCGTGAACCTTGAGGATCTTGGCTTCGTGAACTTCTCCGGTGTGGTCAAAGCTCAGAACCAAATCGTCTGGCCGCAGTTCATCAATGCGGCGTTGGCCGCCGGGAACCGCGACGAGCGTATGCCCTAGGAAGCAACCGCCACCACCGCCACCACCAGAGCCAACAATTCGTGTCATATCAGTTGATCGACGTCAATACCAACAGAGATTACAGACGATCCGGTAAAGCAACGGCCATAAATAATTGGCACCGGCATACCTTGCTTTTCGGTGTTAACGATGCCTGAGAAAGTAAAGGATTCAAACTTTGCGGCGTCGCGCCCACGTTCGTATGTGTTGACGGACGCAGTTGAATTAACTGGAGACGGCGAAATCGCTTGGGCAATACCCGTAAAAAGCAAGCCAGCGCCGATAGTGCCAATCGCAATAGATGCGGCACTACCCAACACGAAACCACTTTGGATGGCAAATCCGGCGGCTAGCGGTCCAGTCGCGGCTGTTCCTGTTAAGCCAGCGCCAAGGCCAAGAAAACCTGCGCCAGCACCAGCGGTCAAAATGGCAAATGCAACCAAGCCGACGCCAGCCAAAATCTGTCCGGTTCCACCACCAGCGCCAGCAACTACAGGAGTGATGCTAAAAACTTCGCGCTCGCTCCAAGGCAACACCAAAGCCATTGAAGTTTCGGCTGTTACTTTCTCTTTTCCAATGGTTACGCGATAGCCAACACCGTCTTTTTCGCTATCCAATAACCACTTTTCAAGACCGGGAAAGTTGATGCAAAGTGCCTTAAGCGCCTGCGCCGGCGTGTCGGCCTCAAACTGAAAGCGGCATTGCCCCAGCTTTTTGCGGAGTGCGCCGTAGACCTTAACGACTTTCATGCCGCAGGACTCGGGCGGTGCTCTTCAAATAATAACCGCCGTATACGTCCCTGCTACTGAGCCGTTTCTGGACGTGGTGGATGATCAGTTGGTCACCTAGGTAGATGGCGGCGTGGTTGGGCAAGGGCGACTGCAGTTGCATGAGGATTGCATCCCCGTATTGCAGCTCATCCAGCGGGATTGGGTAAAAGCCTTCGTTGGCGAAGTTGTCTAGGTATAAATTCTCACCCCGTAGCCAAAATTCATCGCGGCGGTCGTAGTCGCGAAGGTTCAACCCAAATTCGCGGTTGTACCAGTCCCTGCAGAGCGTGTAGCAGTCCACCACGCCAAAGACGAACTCGCGCCCCACGTAGGGCAGTTCAAAGCCTTCTGGCTCGCAATAGCCCCACTGTTCGGTCTGGGGATTGACGATGTGCCACGGCAAGCCGGATTTTTCGCAGGCAACGCGGTCGGCTTGGGATGGTGCAGGGTTGGTCTTGGGGTGGCTATGCACCACCGCCACGATTTCGCCTTGGTCTTCGGCGGCAACGTAGTCGGCGGGATCCAGTACGAAATGTTCGTCTGGCGTTTCGGCCATGTTGCGGCAGGGAAAATACCGCTTACGACCCTTGACCACCGCCACCAATCCGCAGGATTCTTTGGGGAACTCAGCCTTGGCGTGTTCCAGTGCAGCAGTCTGTACGGCTTCGGATAACTTCATTGGGTCAAACCTGCGCTAGGGAAGGAACCGAACGGCAAAACCGCAACGTCCCTAAACGTGTAGTTCTGATCAGGGGCAATAAAGGAATAGGTTTGCGAAGTGAAGGTTGGGATTTGGTAGAAGTCGTAGTTGTTGTAGGTGCTGCCAGAGTTAGGCGCCGAGTAGTTCAGGTAGACGTTATTGCCGCTGATCGAAGAAATTTGAGCCTTGGCGCTTTTGGGAATACCCGGACCAGTCACATATTGACCAACCGCAAGCGATGACACATTGGTTACATTCATCTGGGTTGTGTACGGTTCAAGCCGAGTTTCAAAGCCTTGGACATTTTGATATTGCGGTCCAGCTTTATTGGCGCCAACAAGGACACGGCGATATACAGTTACACGCGTATATTGAGGAACCAGATTGCCTGATTTAGTGCCAACAGCGGTCAAGGTATCCCACAGATCCCAAGGCTGACCAAGGGTTAGCGTCGTTCCAGAAATCGAAAGGATCGTTGCATTCGGCGGCACATTTGGTCCACTAACCTTCATGCCAATCGCAAGTCCGGTTGTATTGCTAACAATCAGATCAATGCGGTTGCTTTGAATTGTTCCGGTTTTTGTAATTGATGTGGTCGCCGTGGCGTTGGCGCTCATGGTCACGGTTGTGCCACTGACAGCCGATACTGTTGTGCCGCTCGGTACGCCAAAGCCCTTTACTGAGGCGCCAACTTCAACGCCAAATGTTGCGCCAGTAACAATCATTTGATCGCTGCCAGCAGTAATTGATGCCTGACGGACAAACTGCCCAAAGCGGGCATTGCAGCTTGAAACTCGCTTTCCGCATACATCAGCCGCCAGCGTTGCCACGTTGTTGTCATTGGCGTCAAAGTAAATGCTGCCGGTGTAGCCGCATTCAGTGCTGCGGTATTTCCACTGGCAGATGTTGGCAATGATTTGGCGCTTGGGAATCATCACGCCAGCGAGGTCAAATTTGCTTGCCAGCTCAAAACTCACCGAGTCGCGGTTTTCGCTTGCCTTGCGGTCCACATACCAGATTTCGTCGGGGAACTTGGCGTGGGGATCTGCTGCGGTCTCGCCGTCAAGATATTTCTTTAGGGTGCGGATCCGCTTAACCGTGGCGCCACCGAGGTCGTTACCGGGCGTGGTGGCGTTGACCAGCAGTAACAGCGTGGTCATGGTGCCGTCCAAGTTGCTGATGGTCAGCGTGGGGCGTGGCAATGTGCCGGTGTTGGTGTATTCAAAACCTTCAGCCTTAACGGGCAAGCGGACATAGGCGTTGCCGTTCCATGTAATGTTGCCGCTGACGTTGGCGTTGCAGCCGTTGTGCCAGCGGTAGGTGTCGCTGCTGCCGTGCAGGGTTGTGTCTAGCGTCATCTCAAACAGTTCGATGATGGCGCTCGGTGCCAGTGCAGCCAGCTCCTCATAGACGCTGCTAATCGCCGTCCAGACAACCGTGCCATCGGTGATGGTGCTGCCAATGTCGGTTGGCCACACGGGTTGGGTGCTGGAGCTGGTGCCCGCCGTGGTGCACTGAAAAACAAGGCCGGACGCCTGCAGGCTGCTAGCGCGGACAATATCGCCAACAACGTATGCAGTTGAACTAGCCCAAGCCGAGTACGCCATCAGGGTTCAAATACTTGTTGGAAGGTGGCCGTGATGGTGGCACGATTGTTGTACGTGATGGTTTTATTCCATTGCGGGCAAACCCACTTGTACGACGTTGCCTCGTCAGGTGGTGTCCAATCAAAGCTGGCATTATCAGCGGCGCGGTTATTTAGGAAGGTTTCGATGGTGTCAGCGTTTGTTTCGGTGATGTTCTGCCACGTCAGATCCCAGCTCTTTGGATTTTGGTTTAACCCATAGCTCAGACGCTGCTGGTAGCCGTCACCAAACTGCACCGTACGGACGTTGGGACGGTTGTTCTTTTGAGCGCCGTAGGTGGCGGTAATAGCAGGGAAGGTAGCCATTAGGCAAGCAAGCCTCCGGGACGCTTCTGTTTGATCAATTCTTGCTGAACGGCAATACCAATGGCCTTACCGAGTGCATTGGCTTGTGCGCCGTCGCCCTGCACGTTAGAGCCATTCGCGTCAACATTCACCACAATATTGCCAGCACCGCCAAAAGAACCTGTAGGGGCAATGCCACCACTCCGACCCGGCATGAACAGTTCAGGACCGCGCTCACCGACCAAATACCCCTGACCGGCCATCACGGAGCCACCGTTGGCACGCGGTTTGAACAAGCCACCGAGTAAACCGCCACCCGTGCCCGTACCAGACAATGCGCCGAATAATGCAAAGTTGACAGCCACGTCAAAAAGTTTGTTGGCAATATTGCTTAGAAGATTGGTCGCAACCTCCTGAAGTGTTTTGGTGCCATCAATGGCGCCTTGAATAGCCTCAACAACACCACTCTTGATGCTGTTGCCAACATCGGCATAAATCTGTTTCAACTGCTCAGCCTGTTCTGCCTGCCGCTTGAGTGCTTCATTGCGTTGCAGTATTGCTTTGACTTCGCCTTCGTTTAGACCCTTGGTGTCTTTCAATATGTCGCGTAATTGTTGTTTTAATATCACCTCCGCTTCATTGCCGTTTATTTTTGCCTGCAATAATTCTTGCTCGTCCATAAGCTGCTGAACACGCTCAACACCAGTTTCCCGCTGCTGCAGGTCATACTGAGCAAGTTCCTGTGCTGTTTGAATTTGGCTTTGCTGTAATTGCTGAGCGATCTTTGCAATACCCAATTGCTTTTCGGCTAACGGCACAGAACTTTGTTCAATACCAAAAGCCTGATAAAGAAGTTCGGTTTCGCGGCCTATGCCTTCAAGCCTAATTTGATCTTCTTTGTTTTTAGCAATAGCCGCCTGCGCCAGTAAACCTTGCAGTTGAGTTTGTTGCTGAAGAAGTGAAAGCTCACGGGTCAATTCCGGCACTTGGCTTTCGCGTGGCTTTTTGCCTTTCTTCTGCTTCTCATCTTCCCCAGCGCCCAATGGGGTTGTAGGCAGCGTCGTGCCGCCTGTTTCGGCCCTAGTGGGCAAACCCAGAACGCCACGAGCAAATGCCTCACGTTCACCCAATAGAACTCGCCTTTCACCCCTAGCCGCAGGGCCCATACCGCCAACCAAGGGGGCAAGGGGACCAAGAAAACTCTTTGCGATTTCACCGGGCGATTGAAGCCGTTGCCGTTCCGCCTGAATTGCTTTCAGTGTTTGTTGTGCAGCTTGCTTGCTTTGAGCTGGCGCCGTACCACCAAATGCCGCCGCCGCACCACCCTTGCCACGCTGACCACGCAAACGGTCAATTTCACCACGTACCTGTAAATATTCCTGCAACCCACTAACGGCCAAATTGATTGCAACCGTAATAACGCCAATCGCCGCCAAGGATTGCAAACTGGCAATTAAGGGATTGACTTTGCCTGATGCGGCAGCGGATTGAGCCGCCAGAGTTTTTGCGTTATTGGTGTATAAATTAAATGCGCTTGCTGATGTTG